TCCAGTCTAATCACGATAAATATTATCGTTTATTAGGTGACGATATCGTCATACTTCATAACGGTATAGCCACTGAGTATCAAAAGATTCTTAAGGGATTCGAAGTTGATATTTCGAGCCATAAGACTTTAATCTCAGACAATATGTGTGAGTTTGCCAAGAAACTCTATGAAGGAGGAACAGATATATCAGGCATCCAATATTCTTGGATACTGAATAAGACTTTTTACTGGACTATTACCGAGGAATTATACGGTATAATCGATAAATTGTCTCTGTCTTCCCATGTAGTGGGACCCCGGGGTGTTGCTCAACTTCTAACCTTACTGGGCCTTCCGATACGGTTTAAAAGCCATATCAAAAGAATGTTTATGTTACCACGTTCGGACGAATCCGAACAAGTAGTAAACTATAAACTGATCCAACTCTTTTCAGAGTTAGATCTCCCATACGGATGTAACTTCAGAGACCACAGTAAAATAAAAGTGGTCAAAGATATTATGGCCGATATGGTATGTAAGAAGTTAGAAGACTCCTTGAGACCAATCGCTAATGAAATTGGCGACTTGCGAAAACTCGCAGCAGAATGTACGAGAACTATAGATACATCTGTGCCTCAAGAGGTATCCACAAATACTTTGATACGATATATCCCACCAGTTAAACTGGGAATGGATATGTTGACTAAAGGTAAAAACATCCTCAGTCAAATCGTAGACCAAGACTATTCAATGGACGACCTTTTGGGTCATCTTGGTAGTAATATACTTATGTCTCCGACCCGTGTTTTCCACGAGAAAGAAAGCATTCGTATCTATCACGATAGAGCCGACCTCCTTAAACGGATGGTCCAATATTCCAAATTGTATTCTGGTCTATTGAAGGAGGCATCCGATAAAGATACTTCCGAAGAAGCTCAATCCCGCTTATTTCAAAAGCAGTGGAGTGTGCTCCCAAGTAGTCGCCGTAACACGGTTATGGTGGGGTATCCTAAAGTTTAGTAGGATCCTTACATGCCGCTATCACAGTAGGCTAGTTGTTTCGAAAGGAACAGCTAGTGGAGATTTTAAAGTCTCCGGGGGTGATAGTGTGGACTTGTTGCCTCTTTCGAG